TTTCAAGCTCAGCCACTTTAGCTTTAAGCTCTGCATTTTCTTGATCTGATTTGACCTTTTCATCGGTCATCAGCTTATTTTCTGCTGTCAGATCCGTATTGGCCTTTTCAAGCTCAGCCACTTTAGCTTTAAGCTCTGCATTTTCTTGATCTGATTTGACCTTTTCATCGGTCATCAGCTTATTTTCTGCTGTCAGATCCGTATTGGCCTTTTCAAGCTCAGCCAATCGTGCAGCAGTACCATCTTCTTTTGGCTCTTCAGGCTCTTGATACTCTTCAATAGCGCCAGATGCTAAAAGGGCTTGAATACGTTTCGCATCAAGCCCTTTAATTTCTTCACCCGGCATAAACTGCCCGATGGATTGTGTTGCAATGTACTTTGGCATTTAAGCCTCCTTATAGAGTGATAAAGCCAGTGCCACACACCACACCATTTTTATTTGATGGAATGACCAGTGGAGCAGATTCAGTCATCAACATGATGCCGCTTGGATCTTCACAATACCATTGGCGGTCAAAGTACTGCTGAGCAACACCATTGGCTAACATATTTTTGATTTTGCAATGTGCTACAGAACCATTGGTATCAGAAATCAATGAGAAGAAATCTTTAGGAATAAAGCGATTAACCTGACCTTTAGAGCGATAAGTCGCGTCATACACCCAAAACTCAATCCCATCAAAAGACCCTTTAAAAGTGGCTTTTTCACTTACACCAAAACTTGGCGCTACTGGTACAGAAATACCTGCATAAGGTTTAATGAATTCATCTTTAAATGCCGTGTTATTCCATAATGCCGCCCACACTGAACCAGACATAATAGCTTTTTTGGCCTCACCACCATCAGCAGCAAGTTGACGTTCAAGCATAAGTTTAATATCGCTAACAGGCTTAGCACCAACTTCATTCCATGCTGTCGAAGGAGTAAAGGTAAGAGATGCAGCACGGCGATAATCTACCAGATTGTATTCATAGTCATCAGAATGAAGAACGTATTTACCATTTTTCAGTAGATCAATAGCCATCATGAGTACTGAGTTATCAATCGCATCGTGGTTGCGCTTCATGACAGCAACTTGGGAAATCAACATTTTTTCTTGATCAGATAATTTCTGATTACCTGTTGAGATAATTCCTACTGTACGTAAACGCTCAAGCAACGCAATTTCAAAAGTTTCTGCTGGTGTGACCTGATTTTTAGGCTTGTAATAAGCAGGTTTAACAGTACGCACTTCACCAGACTGTGTAGTGTCAAATGGTTTACCTGGTTGTTGTGGCGAGACTAATGGCGCTAGGTCGTGCTCAGCTGTTACTTCAGCAAGAGGTACATCATCACGATCAAAAACAGGACGATTTGGGAAAAGCTGATCTAATAACCATGTATCCATTGGACGATAGTTATTATGAATTAACGCAAGCTCACCCACATCAAGCAATTCAAGTGGGATGCCTTCAAGATTAAAAGACTGTGGCATGTTGTTTACACCTTCGAAAGTTCAATTTTGTTTTTAGTTGCTTTAGCACGTGCTGCATCATATTTAGCGGTAGTGAGTAAAGTCCCATTTAAAGACACAGCTTCAATATTGAAGACACCACCGAAATACATCGGGATTTCAATTCCGTTTGCTGCTTTGATTGTTGCTTCAGCCGCAGTGACATCCTGACCACAGATCACATCCCAAGTAGATTCGTCTGTAGCATGGGTCAGCACATTGGCAGCGGATAGTGTTAGCAAATCACCGTATTTATATGCTGTAGCAGTTGTTACTTTTGCATTAGCACGACGTAACTTTTCATTATCCAGAATCAGTCGTTGTGACGTGACCGTGATAGGCGGTACATAGTGAGTAGCCATGAATTATTTCCCCTTTTGCTCTGCAAATGCTTGCGCACCAGCTGTGAATTTATGTTTTTCACCACCACCTTGATTACCGCCTTGGCCACCCTGACCACCTATAGCCTGGTGTGTGAACAAATGATTAAGATGTGATGGAATTTGTTGCTGTTGCTGACCAGCTGATGGTTGATTACCTGCTGAGAATTGCGTTAATTGCTGAGACATGAATGCAAATGAAGTGTCATCCATATTGGTATAAGACGTCTTTTCTTCAGCGCTAAATTGCTTATTTAAAGATGTCTCAAGCGCTTTGATGTCCCCTTCACGCTTGTCAGCTTTGAACTTTTTAAGTTCTTCCTGAGCATCATCACGCTCTTTTTCAGCTTGTTTCTGTGCGGCTTGCGCCTTTTCTAATTCGGTCACGTCTGTGTCCTCTGTGGGTTGATTTGTTGTACCGGGTTTTGCTGAGAATGCATTTACCGACGTTGTTCGATCCGCACCTGTTGAGCAGATCGTAAATTCACGGATACGGTTATTTCGGAATACTGCGACTGGTCCAGTGAATGTCTGTCCATTTACAACCACATTCACCCCTTGCCCTACTTCTTCAACAGAACCAGGATCAATGAACATGGACATTTGAAACGGATAACCATCATCTGCGTCATCTACTACTTCACGTGCTTTCGCATTGCGGAGAAAGTCACCAGTCACTGTGATGTTTTGATTGATACCGACTTCCTTCACTACACCGACACGACTGGTGCTAAAGTGCTCTTCTAGTAAAGGTGTTGGGGTTGGTATCTCAATTCCCTCAAGATCAAAAACAACACCATTTCGCCCCCAAAACCAGTGACCATCAACACGACCGCCACCGTAAGCTGTGCCTTTAAAGGTTCGCTTCTTATCCCCTTCAACCTGAGGAACAATGTCCACGGCGGAAAGTGAGAATAGGTACTTGCTGTGTTCTTCATTAAGTTCAGGCATTTTCATGCTCCATAAAAAAACCGCCCATTAGGCGGCTTCAGTTAATTTCTACTCATGGTTTCTTTGGTGGTCTCGATAGAACGCAGCACATAGCACGAATAAGATTATTCACTCTTGATGGGCTACCAATCACAACAACTGTTTTCCCGCAACCGCATGGTGAATAACCATTTCCATTTCGACCATTCAAACTACGTCGACACGATTCACATTTTTCAGCCATTAATTCACCCTAAACTAAACACTGTCTGATTCGCCACAAAATAACGTGTAGCGTCCTCATTTGTGCGCTTCAGCACCAAGCCATTGTCATCAATACTAACAACCTCTAAATTAAGATCAGGTGCAAGTAAAGCACCATCAAGCCCACTAATTTTAGATAAATCGATTGCAACACCTTTGGCGTCCAAAATAGTGATGTTTTTCCCTGCATTTTGGGCGGTTTTAAACAAAGTTGGGGTGACAACACCAATGATGTTGCCTGGTGATAAATTCAACCCATCAAGCCCATGGATCGAATTGCCTGTAAGTTTGCTCTTGGTATTTTTAGCAATAGCAAAAACCCGATTAAAAGCACGCTGGATCTTATCTAAAATACGCTTGCCGATACTGCTGTCTTGGTCTTTCTGCAAAGCAGATGTTTTAACTAGATCAGTTAGTGAATTATCACTATCAGACAAACCAATAGTCATCACTAAATCGCTTGGCCGTACTTCCACTCCCTTACTCACCGTTTTAGACACAACATCCTCAAATAGATCGGGCTGAATATTAGGCATCGCTTTAACAATTGCATCATCCGCCTGCATATCAAGCTGTAATTCAAGTTGCTGTGCCTGCAGCAAGTCATATACAGGTTGATTCCCTATTTCTCGAATCATGCGACTTTCAAGAATCTTAAGCGCAAGGCGATCATATTCACCAGGATTAAAATTCCAACCCTTATCAATTACTGATACATCCGGCAATTGATCGTCAGGCGTAATGCCATAGCGCAATGCTTGCTTCTCAGTAATTGCACGTACACCACAACGACAGCGATATCCATTTGGTGGGTAAAACGTTTTCCAAAAGGCGTCATCAATATGACGAATAATACGATGCAATTTTAAATGCCCTGGTCTCGTGCGACTATCTTCAATCGCCCAGTACATCAAATACTGACGCTTTTCCTTATTCGATTGCTGATGTTGCCAACGCCCATGTGCATAAGCATTTTGGATATTAGTCCTAAAGATATTATCCAAATGATTTTTGGAGAGCTTAATATCACCAGCCTCAACCAAATTTTGGAAATCGTTAAACGTACCACCATCCTTTAACGTTTTATGGACCGCATCAAGAACAGTTTGGATTTGATCAATCGTAGCCAATTGACTAACAGTTGCTGCATAACGTCGTGTGGCCACATCAAGTTTGTAATAATCACTAGGTAGTAAGACCTTTCGACTCCTAGCAAACTCGATAGCCTCAAGCAAAGAGATATCATCCATTACTTACCCTCTTTGCTATCCACAAACCCCATAACATCAGCTGTGAATAATGCACGATCCAAAGCCTCGTTAAATTGAGAACTTTCAGCATTTGTAAATAATGAAAATAATTTGTTCTGCATATCCTCAATACTTTCGCTACTTGCTGCGATCTGCACTATCTGATCATCACTGAGCAGTTGCATTGGTCGAACTGCAAGGCTATCCACCTCTTGCTGCTCAGGTGACTGTTTTTGCACTGATGCCTTAAAGCTGAATGCTTGATGAGGTAGTGCTGAGAATTTGGTATTAGGGCCTACATCACTGGTATTCATCTTGAAGTGCTCAGCTTTAATGCCGTATGTCTCCATCACATACTGGTCATTAAACTCAACACCTAAGCTTTTAAGCTTAATATCACGATCAACAACAGCGACTTTAAGATCCTGCTCTCCACCTAAGATAATTGTGTGCTTTTCAAAGTTATTAAGGAGACAGAGTGCATCTATGAGTTCTTGAATTGTAGGTGTGATCATACGCAAATCAGAATTACGCTTATCTAAGCGAACATCATTATGCACCTCACCTAAAGCCCTACTTCCAACCCCATCCGTACCACTGGTGAGCGTTTGACCTAAGACCACCTTTTGAATACGGCGAGTTAAAACATTGTCAAAGGCCTCAAATGCTGAGCTACCTGCACCTGAGAAGTTTGTACCAACAGTAGCTACATCATCCTCTTTATTAATTGAAATGACAGATTGCGCATGTGCATTAAGCAAAGCGGAAGTCATTGCATCAATATCTTCTTGCTTTCGATTTGAAGTACCCACTTTACCCACTAAAAGTGGAGATCCAAAGCGCTCTAAGAACTTAACCCAGAACTTTGTCGTATTGGTACGGAAGAACCATAACCAATAAAGCTTTGACAGCAATGGATCGCCATAAGGTTGTTTGAATGTAGGTTTTCGTCGCGTTAAAAAGAACTTAAGCGGATATCTCGAATTTACATCAATCTCAGTCTGTTCTTGACGGTATATGAGCTCACCGTTATTTTTTGGCTCAAACCACTCTAAAGGCTTAACCACAATCTCACCTAGAGTAAATTTATTATCACTGGTAAGTGCATAGTTAGCTTCCATAACAGAATAACCGTAAGGGCAAGCTTCCCATGCACCTGAGACGATCTCAGCATGCCAGCGAGTGAATAGCTCCTTTAAAAAAACCGTTTGCTCCCCGTGATCTTCAACAAATCGCCACGGCGCATTGAGAACTGCATCTAGACGCGTCTCCATGGCCTGCGCAATCTCATCATCTACCATAAGGACTGATAATCGTTGCCGGGTTAGCCCAGCCTGACGAAGTACTTCGTCAATATCAGCTTTGCGACCCAAAGTGAATGCAAGGTTCTCAACAGCAACCTCTGTCATCAAGCCCGCTGATTTAGGCTTTGTTTTCTTACTTTCTGACTTCTTTGCCATCTTAAAAACCTTTTAGAAACTTCGTGAACCTCCCCCTCCTGGTCTTAATCGTGCAGGTGGTTTGATATCACTAAAACAGATCATGACGCTATCAGCCCGGTTAGGTGACAAGGCACCATCGGGTTGCTTATTTACAAGGATTTTGCCAGCACCGTTTTTACTGTAGGTCGGCTGTGATAACTCACGCTTGAGTTGCTCTAGTTCGCGCTTATCCAAATCTTCAGTCGATAGTGAGATAAGTGCGTCAGGATCGTATTGCATGCCTTGTAGTGCTCTGTACGTGTTCTGGAAGCGCATGCGCAAACTCCACCACATTTGAGCCTTTAGATTTGCGAAGAAATCGATATTCTTTCGAGCTTCTACCATCTCAAGCTCTGGGTTGTGTACTGCCCCCGAGCCCCTGAACGGATCTGCTTGGATCTCATCAATTCCTTTTTCGCTGTTCTGCTCATTAATGACTCGTGCATCACCGCGCACACCAGCTCCCAAACCATCTGCATCGTAAAAGAACAAATTCAGTTTTTGCTCCAGGCAGATATCGATCGCCTTTTGGGTTGTTCCAAAGATGTCATCGCCAATGCCTGACCATGTATCCAAATACTGCAGAACAATGCCGTGACGTGAGGCAAAAGAGTTTTTATCCTTACCCTCATCTGCCACATCAAGTGCACCATTACGCTCACCTGATGGCTGAATTTCGAGTTTTATGTGCGAATCTACCGCAGCCTCAACCCATGCCGATGGAATCAACACACCTTCAACTGAAGCGGCATAGTCAATATCAACCTCTTGGGCTAAAACAATGTCATCTAGCGTCGCAATTTGCTTTTCATACCATGGATGAATCAACTTTCCATGGAGTGAGACAGTCCAGTTTTTATCTGGGTTGTCCCGCCATGCCATCGTAAACACGGCGTAACGTCCGCTGAATCGATCTTGATGAAACTTGTCACCAATACCGTTTGGCGTTGATCCCTTGATATGAACGTTGGTGTTCTGCGATATAGCTGCATCTACAGCTTCCTGACGCTCTACGAATGCCCATTCATCAAGAAAGTACATCGTGGTACGTCCACCACGGCCAATGTTATCTCCAGCCTCGCCCGTAACGGTCGCACCATTATCAGGATTGATAATACGCATGTAGTTGTCGTGGACCTTTTCGACGAATCCTTTCGGCTTCATCCAATCAGGAAGTTTTGAGAACATATCTCGGAACTTATGCAACAGGGTTTTAGGATCGCCCTTCTTATCAACCAGATCCTCTTTACGACTACCCACACCGCCAGCAAAGCCCTCTACAAATAACCATCTATGTAAGTAGAAGCCCAGCACAACATAGCTCATACCTTCATCACGACTCTTCTCAATAAGGCCATGGGTTTGAGTGCTTTCACGCTCAAGTAACCAGTCGACCAATTCAACTTGACCAGGGCGAAGTACAAACGGAATATTTGCCGGTAATCCAAAAGGCATCCCCCTTGGATCGTAGGTCCACACCCAATGGTTGAACCAATGTGCTGGGT